CACACTATCGTATTAAACTAATTAAGATTAACAGTCATATTTGCTATGAGATTGGAGAGCAGCAAGGCTCTTTTCATTCTAAACAAATGATTATATATCTTGATGAAGATATTATTGAAGAAGGTGGCTCGATTGCAGTAGACCTTGTAAAACACGAATTAATGCACGCTATCTATTATGTAAGACAATTAGAAGGTAAGAACGAAGAAGATATTGTAAATGGTATGGCAACACACTATACTGAGATAGAAAAAAATAACCCAGATTATGTTAGATGGAAATTAAACAACTTGAACTAAAGGATTTAATTCCTTACGCCAATAATCCTCGTAAAAAACAAGCGATTGATAAAGTAGCTTCAAGCATCAAAGAGTTTGGGTGGCAACAGCCTATTGTTGTGGACCAAGATATGGTGATAGTTGTTGGACACACACGCTATCAAGCCGCACAGAAGTTAGGTTTAGATAAAGTTCCTGTACAAATAGCCACAGGACTTACAGACGCACAGATCAAAGCATATCGTCTATTGGATAACAGAGCCAATCAAGACGCCTTATGGGACGATGATATGTTAAAGATTGAGGTGCAAGATATTGATAAATTAGATATAGACCTTGCATTAACAGGGTTTGATGAAAAAGAATTAGATAAACTACTCTTTGTAGAGCAAGACGGATTGACAGACGAAGATGCAGTCCCTGAAGATGTAGAGCCTAAAGTTAAACTAGGCGAGTTATGGCAATTAGGTAATCACAGATTATTATGTGGTGATGCTACAAGTGAAGCTGATGTTGCTACCCTTATGGATAATCAGAAAGCTGATATGGTTTTTACTGATCCACCTTATAATATAAATTATGAAGGTGGTTCTAAAATTAGAGACAAAATTAAAAATGATCAAATAGAAGATTATTATGAATTTTTATTGTTAGTATTTAAAAATTACAGATTATTTATGAAAACTGGTGCATCTATTTATATTTGTCACGCAGATACAGAAAGAATAAATGTAACTAAATCTTTTCAAGATGCTAATTTTCATTTTAGTAGCGTTATTATTTGGGCTAAAGATAATGCAACTTTTGGTCGACAAGATTATTTTTGGAAACACGAGCCAATATTATATGGATGGTCAACTAATGGGTCTCATTCTTGGTTTGGTCCAAACAATGAAGATACAATATGGAATATTAAAAGACCATCGAGAAGCCTTGAGCATCCAACAATGAAGCCAATAGAATTAATTAATCGAGCAATAAAAAATAGCTCTAAGTCTGAAGATATAATAATGGATGTATTTTTAGGATCAGGCAGTACACTTATTGCTTGTGAAAAGACAAACCGCAACTGTTATGGTCTTGAATTAGATCCTAAATATTGCGATGTAATTATTAAACGCTGGGAGGACTTTACAGGACAAACAGCAAAACTACTCGAAAGAGGTACTGATACAAACAGTTTTAAAGAGGAAGAAAAATGGCAAGAACCAAAAAATACAATATTGACACAGACGAAATCACTAAATTAGCGTCTTATCACTGCACCAATACAGAAATAGCAGACTTTTATGGGTGTGATGAAAGCCTAATTAGAAAAAAATATTCCGAATATCTGACAAAAGGAAGATCAAAAGGAAAAATGCGTTTAAGACAGCTACAATGGCAGTCCGCTGAAAAGGGAAATGTAACGATGCAGATATTCTTAGGTAAACAAATGTTAGGTCAAACTGATACACCTAATGAATCACAAAATAATGAACCACTACCATTTATAGATTGATATGGCTAAATACAAAGGAAGAGAAGTAAAATTAAATAAACCATTTAGAACACCTAATGCATCTAAAAAGTTTGGGGTTTATGTAAAAGATAGATCGACAGGCAATGTAAAAATTGTTAGGTTTGGTGCTAAAGGTATGAGTATTAAAAAGAATATACCAGCGAGACAGAAAAGTTTTATGGCACGATTTAAACCTATCCTTGCAAATGTTAAAGGACAAAAGAATTTATCACCAGCTTATTGGGCGGTGCAAAGCTGGAAAAAAGGATTTAAACTGTGAATGATACCAGTAAAATTATGCAGTGGCTTAATCAAACAGTTAATGGTTTAAAACCATCTGAGGAAAAAGAATTTATATTTAACAGCGATTACGCTGGCAGAAAAGTAAACATTAGAATTAAAATAGATGCCCTTAACAGCACCTCAGAAACAGGTAGTCGAATCCAAAGCTAGATTTAAGGTATTAGTAACAGGCAGAAGATTTGGAAAGACTCATTTAGCAATAAGACAGCTAATAAAACACGCATCAGAGCCAAATAAAAAGGTCTGGTTTGTTTGTCCTACATATAGACAGGCTAAACAAGTATGTTGGCTTGCTTTGAAAGATCGATTACTAGAACTCAAATGGGTAAAGAAAACAAACGAAAGTGATCTATCAATTAACCTCGTAAATGGCTCGATTATTGCCTTACGAGGTGCAGACAGATCTTATGATAGCTTGAGGGGTGTTGGCTTAGATTATTTAGTTATGGACGAGTTTGCTGATATAGCCAGTGAAGCGTGGTTTGAAGTATTAAGAGCAACTTTATCAGATCGTAAAGGTGGTGCTATGTTTACAGGCACACCGAGAGGATATGGTAACTGGGCATATGATTTATTTTGTAAAGGTGCTGAAGATAATGACTGGGATAGCTTCCAGTTTACTACTTTAGATGGTGGTCAAGTTGATGACGCTGAAGTTGAACAAGCTAAGAATGATCTTGATGAACGGACATTCAGACAGGAATATTTAGCAACATTTGAGACATATGCTGGTGCTATCTATTATAACTTTGATAGAGAGCAGAATGTAAAGACACTAAAGACTGATGAGACTGCTATTCATATTGGTATGGATTTTAACATTGATCCAATGAGTGCGGCAGTATTTCAGCTTAATCAGAATACAATTAATTTTATTGATGAGATAGTTATCTATTCATCAAATACAGACGAGTTGGTTAAAGAGATTAAAACAAGATACCCTAACCGACAGATAATAGTCTACCCAGATCCAGCCTGTAGGCAAAGAAAGACTTCTGCTGGTGGAAAGACTGATTTAAACATATTACAAAACGCTGGATTGGCAGTAAGAGTTAAGAATGTTCATCCTCAAGTAAGGGATAGGATTAACGCTGTTAATTCACGATTAAAGAATACAAACGATCAAAGAATGATGTTTATAGATCCAAAGTGTAAAAACATTATTAGAGGATTGGAAAGACACCTTTATAAAGAGGGGACAACGCAACCAGATAAGGATAGCGGATTTGACCATATGAACGATGCGATAGGCTATGCGGTAGATTATTTGTTCCCTATAAGAAAACAATATAACAAAGAATTACCTACTAGATGGAGTGTTAAATAATGGTACAATATTTTGCGAATGAATATCCTTATCCAATGGATTCAGTTCTAAGGGATAGAGAGTTTGTCGAAGTTACTCACCCAGACTTTGACTTAATGATTAACAGATGGGAGTTCTACCTAAGATCATATTTAGGTGGAGACGAATATAAAGCTGGTAAATACTTGAATGAATACCAATTAGAGTTGGATATGGAGTATGATAATCGTATCAACTTCACACCAATAGATAACCACTCAAGAAATATAATATCTATTTATTCTAGTTTTTTATTTAGAGTACCACCAACAAGAGAGTATGGTGCTTTGGCTAATGATCCAGCATTAGAACCATTCTTAAAAGATACTGACCTTGAAGGTCAAAATTTTAATGCTTTTATGAAGAACGCACAGACTTATTCTGCTGTATATGGGAACATATGGATATTTGTAGATAAGCCAGAGAGTAACGCACAAACAAGAGCAGAAGAATTAGGACAGAATATTAGACCATATCTGAATATGATTACGCCAGATAATGTTTATGACTGGCACTACTCAAGAGCTAAGTCTGGTAAGTATTATTTAGATTATATTAAGGTAAGGGAAGAAGTTACAAAAGACGGAACATATTTTAGAATATGGACACCAGAAGAAATTAACTATGTCTTTATGGATAGTGAAAGTGGAGATCCTAAAGTAGTAGATACTAAACCTAATGCATTGGGAATGA